ATGATCTCACTCAACTGCATAGCAGCAGCATATAAGAAACAGTTCAATCAAGACTCTGTTCTTATATCACAAGTGCAAACCAACGCCATCTTTAACTAATGAGCATTCGCTACTGGACAGCAACCGACCAACGCAACGGGAGAGTCATCACATTCTCCTCTAAATCCAAAGCGTTGGACATGTTGGCATTTTATCAAGGTGCTGGCATACGTTGCGAACTTTGCAACTAATTGTTAAGAGGGCATTGCTACTGCATGCCCTCTCCTCTATAATAAGAGCATGAACAAAGACATCTTTCTCACAAACGAATCTGCTCGCCGTGACCCTGTTGTCCAGGCAGCAATGAAATCAATCCTCGCTCGCATGACTCAAGAGCATGACAGAGCATCCGCAGGAATCGCACCTCACACAGTTGAGGTTTCACCAGTCAACTTTTTACAAGATGTAATGGATGATCTCGGTGACCCACAACTTAGAGACCGTGAGCGTGAGGAGTATTTCAGGAATGGTTGGGGCGACAGTCTCAACGGTTGCTGGATGTAATCAGTATATCACACCCTGTCCCAAACGACAGGGTTTTTTTGTGATCCCCGACCGATGGGGGTTGCCGAGCGAAAAAAGTACCGTCTTTCTAACCTACAAACGTTTCCCAGAGCGTGATAAATAGAAATACAAAATTAAAATTTGAAAACCTTCATTTTCAAAAAAATTTTCCAGCAAAAAATTCGCCCGAAAAGTTTATCATGGCATATAGAGAATTAAGTAAAGCAGAAAAGGTTGCACGATGGTTTAACCAGAGACGTATCGGAACTGCAATGCTGCATAAGAAGAGCATCCGATGGTTTCAGAAAAAGACTGGGTTATCAAATTATCAAATACAGTGGTTAAGTTTCGCTGAGGGTGTTATAATTACATTAATCATTTTATAAACATGGCAAGAGTTACTACAAGTGAAATTCTGATGCAGTTGATGCAATTGCAGAGTCGGGTAGGTGACATGGAGAAATCGCTAGATCGCCGTTTGACACATATTGAGAAACGATTCGAACAATTCGAATTAGACGCAAGGTTCAAGAGTGATCCAGCAAACGACCCCATTGGTGATCTACCAGGTATGTCTGGTGGTAAACCAGTATCAAGTTTTGGAAAGAGCATGGGATTATGACCAAAGAGAATCTCAACTATTATGAAAAGGCATTAAATGATTTTGAGCACTTCTGTGATGAATTTGAGAATGCTGCAACTAAACGTTATGCAGGTGTAGATGATGGATCAACAGCAACTATTGACACTAAAACAGTTGAACGAGCAACTCCAGCAGTTGTCTCAGAGATTGACGAACTTGGAACAGAGAGTGAAGAGTTTAGAGAACCTCCAATTAATGTACAAGCCACCTATGTCGGAGGAGTATTGGACTCTGACCCAGACACTGAATGACTTGTATAAGAAGATTGATATTTTAGGACGGTATACAGGTGGATGATAAAACTTATAGAGATATTATGTTGATACATGATATTATATCGATAAACTCTTTACACCTTTCTATGGGTAAGTTTATTGATAGTGTACAAATCGCATTAGAGGATAAAGATGCCAGCAGCAGCGACTAAGGGTAGTGAAGTAACTACTGGACATGGTTGTACAGCAACGACCACTATCCTAGATGGGGATGACTCTGTGAAGATTGGTGGGAAGGATGCAGCAGTGCAGGGTTCTAACCTGACAACACATACCGCCCCTGCTGGTGATAAGTGTTTGCCACACTCTACCAAAGTAACAGAGGGATCAAATAGTGTGCTGGTCAATGGCAAACCCCTTGCAAGAGTAGGCGATGGAATCGGATGTAGTGCAAGTGGTAAAATCAATGCAGGTGATAGCAGTGTTATTGCAGGATGAATGATCTTGTGTTATAATATGAGGAGTTAGTCAATACATATGGCAATTCGTAAACAAACGTTGAGTGGTACAAATCTTTTTGTAGAGGCGATTCCTAAGAAGACTCGTCAGGGTCTTGGAAAGCATACGAAATATTCTGCTACTTCACGTAACAAGGCTAAAAAGCGTTACAGAGGTCAAGGTCGATCATGAGTGACGAGTTAGTTAGAATCGCTAATGCTCTTGAGCGTATAGCAGATTACTATGAGAAAGGTCTACATGTAGATATTGACCATGCTCATATAGATGATATCGGTGAAATACACGGTGACGTGATAACTCATCCGAAGCAATTCTAGGAGGCGGTGCTCCGAAACGCCGAAATCTCCGAATGAATATTTAAAATGTATCAAGCATTACCCAATTGTCTACATGTTAAAGATAGTCCTATCGCAGGGCAAGGTCTTTTTGCAACACAGGATATACCTAATGATGTTTATCTGGGTATATCTCATGTTGTAGTAGATGAAGAGATTATGAGAACTCCGTTAGGAGGGTTTGTGAATCATTCCGATGATCCAAATTGCGTGAAAGTCTTTGAAGAGGAGGAGTGGGGTAAGATATATCACATGAGAACTATCAAAGCAATTAAGAAGGGGGAAGAGTTGTTCTTGAAATATACATTTTATAGCGTCTAAATAAATTGGAGTATTCTAATTTGTTTGAGTGGCTACGAAGTATACACAATCCTTCAAGGATTTATCTCTTACGTTCAAAAAACATCCTGTAACTGACGATTTGTTGGTTACAAAGAATGCTGCTGCCATTCAACAATCAATCACATCACTATTATTAACTAATAAAGGCGAAAGACTGTTTCAACCCGAATTGGGTAGCAGTCTTCGCCGTTTTTTATTTGAACCGTTGGATTACGCTACTGCGAGTTTAATTAAGTCAGCAATCATGAGTTCTATACAAGAGTATGAACCAAGAGTTGCGATTACATCATTAACCATTGATCCAAATCAATTCGATGATGGATTTGATGTAGAGATGAGTTATAAGATCTTAGGACTTAGACAACCTCCTGTTACAGTAGACTTCTTCTTGAGCCGTACACGATAATGCCTTACACACAACTCGCCAATCTTGACTTTAAAGATATAAAGTCAACTCTCAAGGATTATTTGAGAGCAGAATCAGATTTTACCGATTATGACTTCGAAGGATCTACCTTAAGTCAACTATTAGACGTACTTGCTTATAATACGTATTATACAGCGTTCAATACCAATATGGTAGTGAATGAACTGTTCTTGGATTCTGCGTCTCTGAGGGACAATGTGGTGTCTCTGGCGAAACAGTTAGGTTATACTCCCAAGTCAATTACAGCATCAACAGCGAGACTTAATTTTAACGTCAATATTCCGAATAATGCTCCTAATTATGTTCTTCTAAAAGCAGGAACAGGATTTTTAACTAATTTTGACGATACGAACTATCAATTTGTAGCAACAAAAGACTTTAAGGCAGAAGTTGCAAACGGTGTTGCACAATTTCAGGATATCGAGATAGTTGAGGGTACGTTAGTCACAACTAGAACTGCGTTTTCCACAGCCCAGAAAGGACAGAAGTTCAAAATTGAGAATAGTAAGGCAGATATCAACACTTTAACGATAAAGATATACAATAGCTCAAATAGCACAGACTTCGAAGAGTGGAAGAAAGCAGATAACATTCTAGATCCTGGTGTGAATTCAGATTCATTAATCTATTTTGTGAATGAGATTGAAGATGAGTCTTATGAGGTTATCTTTGGAGACGGTGTATTAGGAAAACCATTAGCTAACGGAAACGTCGTTGAGATGTCCTATGTGGTCACTCACGGCAAAGATGTTAATGGTGCTAAGACATTTACGTTTGGTGGCGTTCTAGACGATGGTACTAGCACATTAACAGTACCTTTCTCTATTACTGGAATCAGCACTTTGCAAAAAGCAGAGGGTGGAGAGGATATTGAGAGTATTGCTAAGATCAAGTATCTTGCACCTAAGTTTTTCTCTTCACAGAACAGAGCAGTCACAAGTTCTGACTATGAAGTGATTGCACGTAACGTATATCCTGCAATTAGTGATATTATTGTGTTTGGTGGAGAAGAGCAAGTTCCACCTGACTATGGTAAGGTCTTTATTGCTATCAAACCTAATGATGCATCATTCCTTTCTGCATATACTAAGAATGAGATTGTGAATGATCTGAAGAAGTATTCTATTGGATCAATTAGACCAGTATTGGTTGATCCATCTATTTTGTATGTTGAATTAGATTCACATATCTTCTTTGATGGAACTAAGACAGAATTACTTCCGCAACAAGTAGCAGGTAATGCTGCTAAGGGCATCACAGAATATTTGAAGACTTCTCAGACAGAGAAGTTCAATGGTAAGTTCAGATATTCTAAATTTGTAAGTGTCATTGATGAGTCGGATAGAGCAATTAGATCTAACCTAACTTCAGTCACACTCAGAAAAGATTTTATTGCACAGTTGAATTCATCTACATTCTATGAGATCTGTTATCAGAATGCATTTGATACAGATTGTGATAATCCAGTGGTCTCTTCTACTGGTTTCATAACACTAGAATATCCAAACTATACCACGTATTTGGAGGATCGATCTGGAAAAATAGTACTATATAGACTAGATCCAGTGTCAGGCGAGAAAATTATCTTAAATGACTCTTTGGGTGATGTTGATTATGCTAAAGGTGAGATCATGTTATATGACGTGACCCTCATTCAAGGAAGTTTCTCTGATAATAGAATCGAACTGCGTGTAAAACCTGCATCTAACGATGTCACTGTACTTAGAGAAGTATATCTTGACGTAGATGTAGCAAAGAGCAAATTTACAGCGACTAAAGAATAGTGTCTAAGACTGCAAGGAAGACCTCACTATTAATAGAGAATCAACTCGCTTCTTTTATAAGCGAAGAGTATGAACTATTCGGAAAGTTCGTACAAAAGTACTATGAGCAATTAGAATTACAGGGTCAACCTCTTGATATTGCGAATCATCTCACAACATACCGTGACATTGATTTCTATGATCAGGAAATACTCCAACAGTATACACAGTTAACCCAGTTTGCTCAATCAACGGATACGTCACTAACCGTAGGGGACACTAGTGCATTTCCTGATAGTGGTTATCTCAAGGTTGATGATGAGATATGTTTCTATAAGTCTAAATCAGCTACACAGTTCCTAGAGGTCAGTAGAGGAGTATCAGGCAATACGCAGCTGGGAGATCTCTATAAGGAGTCTACATTTGTTACTACCAATGCAGCAGATCACACTGTTGCTGATAAAGTATACAATATTAGTAATCTTTTTCTCTATGCACTAGTAAAAAGTTTCGAATCTCAGTATTTACCTGATTTTCCTGTTGCATATCTTAATGAGAGCGTTGATCAGCGTACTTTAATCAAAAATATTGCGAGTTTCTATAAATCGAAGGGTACTGCTCAATCAATTAAGTTTTTATTCAAATGTATAGTTAAGGATGATCCTGCTCCAGAAGTAAAATACCCTAGAGAGCAAACGATCAAGTCTTCTGAGTCTACTTGGATCAAAAATTATTCTCTTAAGGCAAAAATTCTTTCTGGCACTCCAGAGTCATTTATCGGAAAAGAGATCGTCCAAAACGTAGACGGGGCCTACGCTTCTGCGGTCATAGATAACGTCCTCTTCAGTGGAAGGCATGATGGTGTCGATTTGTATGAATTGATACTTGCGGAAGAAACTGTTAACGGTAAGTTCATATTATCCGCAAAGACTACTTTGAGTGCGGATATCGATAATTCCAGTACCGTAGTTGATGTGTTCTCCACAATGGGGTGGAATGACAAAGGAAAGTTCAATATCAACAACGAGACCTTCACTTTTGAAGAAAAGACTATAGATCAGTTCACTATTAAGACTAGATCGGCCGCTTCTTCACATTATGCTGGTGATTTAGTATATGACGCTGCTAATGTGAGTGTCGGTACTGACTCTGTACTCATATTGGGCGTACTCTACAGTGCTACACCCACCAGTCCAAGTCCTTATGCTAATGTAGGAGAGAGACTTGAGATATCAGATCCTGGTTTTATCAATACAGATGTAAAGGTATTCGATTCTTCTAATAATGTTAGATGGGATCTATCTAACATATCTGCAATCTTTGAGGATGGTGATGATTACTATATTGCGTCACCAAATAATCAGTTACGTATTATTCCTAAAGAACCTACTCTAACTACTGAAATCTATAAAACCAACAATAAGGACATTGGTGTTTTCCTTGATGGTAGTCTTGCTATGGGTGCAAGGCACACTGATAGTATACTTAATGGTGCAATTCAGAAAATTACTGTTACTCATAGGGGTAGCGGATACGCTAAAGAACCATATGTCCTTATAAACGGTGATGCTGGTCTTGCAAGGACTAAGTTAGCAGGTCAGGTAGTCGAATCAGTTATTATCGATACACCACTGTTGTACACTGCTACACCCACCATAGAGATACTCTCTGGTAGGAACGCAGTAGTTACTCCAGTTATAACAAATGGTGCTATCACCAGTATGGTCGTAGCAAATGCAGGTGAGTATTATTCATCTCCACCTGTAATCAGAATTTTAGACTTAGCTGGTAAGGGAAGGTTTGCGGAATATAAAGCAGAGGTCTCAAATAGTGGTGAGTTGACTGCATGTACCCTAGTCACTGCTGGTAGTGGTTATTCCCCTGGTAATATTCGGATCGATATTATCCCAGTTGGTTCTGGAGCGACAGCAGATGCGAGTATTCTCTCATGGACTAAGGATAGGTATAAGTTAACTCAAACAAATCCTGTTCCTGCTGCGTTGCGTAGTGGCGACGATGGTTCGGCTCATAGTCCTATTATGGGGTATGCTTATGATGGGAACCCTATCTATGGTGCTTACGGATACAGCAATCCCCTAGACAGTACTAGTACTATCAGTAAGATGAGCTCTAGTTACTCATTGAATTTGGGAAGATCGATAGGACCTTCCACGGCTGCTTACCCACTAGGTACTTTCTTTGAGGATTACAAGTATACACATAAGCAAGGAACACTAGATCAGAACAATGGTCGTTACTGTATAACACCTGAGTATCCTGATGGTGTCTATGCTTACTTTGTAACTGTTAGTTCATCTAATGAACCTGTATTCCCTTATATCATAGGTGAGAACTACTATGCAGTTCCTAGAGACTCTAACTATGTTCAATCACTAAGTCACAACGATATACCCAAATCATCTAAGAGATTAAGAACTTCTGATATTGAGAATAATGGTGATAAAACTACACTTATAGTAGATGAAGTCACAAGAGGAACGATATCTAGTGCAAACTCAGTATCCAGCGTCTCAACATTCTCAGTTGGATCTCAATTAGAGATTGATAATAATGGTACTGAGGGTCACGGTGTTACTGCTGAGGTTTCTTCTGTAAAAGGTAAGACAGTATCATCTATCGAGTCACAAGAGACTAAAGCATTATTAATCAACCTATCAAATACAGCATACCTATTTGCTGGAGATACTATAACACAGTCAGTCACTGGTTCAACTGGTGAGTTGATTGGTGATGTGTTTAGTGGTCAACAACTTGCATTGAGAAATGTCAATGGTACATTTACATCTACAGATCAACTATATTCTAGTACTACAGTAATAACATTAATACTTGATGAAAATTCATCATATACTAAAGGATCTAACCTATCATATACAGATGGAGTTGCTACTACTATTGCTGTTGGAGAAGTACTAGAAAGTACTACCAGTAAGAATACAGTTAAAGTTAAATTAATAAGTGGTGACTTTGTTGTTACTGATGATTACTTTATCAGAAGTAGCAATTTGATTGATAGTGTTGGTTCTAAGTTGATTAGCACTACATCATTAAGTTCTGGTCTTAATATCTTTACTATAAATGATCACGTCGCAATACTTAAAACTGCTACTAGTCATGGCGTTGGCATTGGGGATGATATTCATATCGACATCAATCCTGATGATACTACTACAACAACAACTCAGTATGTAAGAAGTAGAATCTACCAGGAAGTCACATTCCAGTCACCAGCTCAAACTACTGCTATCAATGACACAGGTATTGGTAGAACTACCATATTGAATGGTGGTGAAGATTATACAGCTGGTACATATCTTGATGTTGCTCTTAAGGGTGGTGCAGGTAGTGATGCAACAGCAGATTTTGTTGTAGATGCTTCTGGTAGTGTAACAAGAGTTACAATTAAGGATAAGGGTACAGGATATCTGAAGTTTGATGTCCTTACTGTTGGTGATGCTGATCTATCTAAGACAGATGCTAGTACACCTGTACTACAGTTAGAGGTAGATCATATCGGGTTTGGATCCAGTGAGACTACTCTTACCGTAGATAGTGGTATTGGGTTTACTGTAGGAGATCGTATACAGATAGGTGACGAGGTATTAGATATCTTAAACAAAACTGGAAATGTCTTCACAGTTAAGAGGGGGAGTGTGCCAGTTGACCATTATACTGACGCAACTGTCACACTGTATGTTCCTGGTTATACACTTAATAGAGGTTATAAGATTGGTAACCTTGCTAATGATGCAACTATTCAAACCTATGACCCAGTTTCCCAGAAAGCACAGGTTGTATGGGATTACAACTCAACATTAGCAAATGTTAATGCTGTTGGTCTAGGTACTGTATTCTATGACACAAGTGAAGATAAACGACTTGTTAGAGTCGTTGAAGTCTCTGCCCCAATTGAAGTATTTGAGTTTTCCACAGATCAAATAAATTTTGTGAGAAACCCCGTACTAAACATTAAGGAATTCTATAGATACAACTTTGATGTATCTCACTCCTCAATGATGGACAGGGAATTTGATATATCTCCTAGTATCAATTATAACATTAATACTCCTGAGAAGATTGATACCAATACTAATGTCGATCTTAAGTTAGGATTTGGTCCTAGAGTTGCTACAAACAATTATAGTACAAAAGTATCATTAAGGTATTCTAAGTATTATTACTTCGATAGGAACTCTGTTTCAACATCTGAGACAGGTTTCCTTAATGTTGTCTCTGACCCTCTTCAGGGTAGCAAGAGAGCATTGTATGTAACAAGTGATTCTGTTGTATACGATACTGGCACAACTGCACCACATGACGGTTCTGGAACTGTCACATATACATCTATGTCTAGGTTCTCTATTGGTGCTATTGACAAGATCAACATTATTAATATTGGTAGTGAGTATAAGAAATTGCCAATAGTGGTTGGTGTTCTTCCAACAGAAACGCTGGAATCCACTGCTACCACTACGATCTTGGATGGTGCTATTGATAGTGTAACTGTTACTGATGGTGGATCAAATTATTCTAAACCAAAAGCAGTTGTTGATGGAAGTGCTATATTAGACGTAGTATCAGACGGTGGTATTATTACTGGTATCCTTATCAAGGATGGTGGATCTAATTACACTGTTGCTCCAGAGGTTAGAATTGTAGAAACTGATGTTAAGGTATATCTTGATACTATTGACATAGGAATTCCTAGAAATATTCGTATTATTAACAATGGTGGTGCTTACCATAATGATACTACGTTGAGTTCTACTATCAGATCAAATTATATACTAAAACTATCTAATTTTGATGATGATGCATTTAGAATTGGTGAAACTATAGTTCAAGGAAATACTAGAGCAAAAGTTACAGCATGGAGAAAAGGATCTAATATTTTATCTGTTAAAGATGTAACAGGTCTCTTTAGAGAGAATATGACTATTACTGGTCTTGCTAGAGGAAACACTGCTCATCTTGATAGTATTTCATATACAGAGTTTACACCAGATATTAAAACTTATTTTGATAATCTTGGATCGTATAGTGATGATCAAGGTATAGTAAGTTCATCTAATCAGAAACTTACTGATACTTACTATTATCAGGATTATTCTTATGTTATTAAATCTAAGACATCAATTGATGTTTGGAGAGATTTAATTAAGTCTACTACTCACCCTGCTGGATTCCAGTTGTTTGGTGAAGTTGTTATTGAATCTGATGCAGATGTAAGAATGTCTCCTAACACATCTAGTGGACATTCTACTAGGATTCAATTATGGGATCCAGAAAAGAATAAGATTACTGTTGTTAGTACTAGGAAACAAATTAGTACTTCTATCATTAAGACAGAGCAATTACAGGTTGAAGAAGGATTAGGTTCTGTATCACGTGATACATTCTCCACAGAAGAGGTTAGAGCAAAGAGGGTATATCTTAATGCTGATTTCAATGGTGCATTCACTGACAAGGGCAACCTTGAAGGACAGACTACATTTGTACTTGTAGATGAGAATGGTGATGCTGTTGCACCATATAATGCACAAGCATTGACTATCACACTTGATGGTGTGATGCAAGAGCCTGGTTCAGCATATGCTCTTACTGGTAACAATATTACATTCTCTTCTCC